GAATCAGCAACAGCCCATCCAAATTGTGTCAAAAAGGATTCTCGTTGAGCAATAGATTTGATTGTCATCTCATCTGTACTCCCGAGGCCCATGACACGTGGGTCTATGGTGAGCTCTTGTTTGGCATCCAAGGTTAATTTTTGCGACGTATCAGGGACATTAGTATTTACCATATTTCCTAGATATGTTGGCTTGTACGGTTGTATATCCGCAAGCTCAATTGGCCTTGAATAACCAAACATTGTAGCAATACTTGATACGGTACTTGCAGCCATTGCAGTGGCTCGTGCATAAATACCGATACCAGGAATATTGCTCAACGCGCCCGCAGTCTTGGCGATAATACCTGCGGGACGCGAAATTGGACCTGTACCATATTCGTCCTTTGCCTGTGGGGAAAAGATCTCTCCTACCTGTGGCGATAGAGCTCCTGGCTCATTCGCTGTAGGGATTGAGAGGGATACATCCTCAGCCCAAGCAAAAACGGAGACAATCACTTGATCTGTAGCTCCGTTAGCATGCTTCAAATTCTGCATGCCATGAATAATGATATCTCCCATCTCTCTCCATTCCTGATTAGGGATGCGTAAAGCATTCTCATACCAGCAAAATGGAAGAGTAAGAGTACCACCCTGACTGGTGGTGGGGTCCAAGTACACATGTGGACGCTGACTGGCTGCTACAACATCTTGTATGAAATAAGCACGATCTTTCGTGAAACCATCTAAATTATGTAGGGGTATATACGAAGCGATTGCTCGGCCGTAATGAAAACCGTTACCATTCAAGATGATGCGAACTTTCAACTTACAACGCAACAGATTAAAGTTTGTGATACGATTCAACACGCGGGTATTTTCAAAGAAATCCTGCCATGGATTGAACGTCTCAAACAAAGTTGTATCTGTTGCCCAAGAGTAAGATTGAATTTTCACAGGCCTAGAGAAAAAATTCCCTAGACTAGCATCATCTGAGTCAGCTATGCCGAAAGTGGGATCTGGCATACTATCCACTGTGTAATCCCACTGAGGAGTCTGGTCACTAAAATGTACATTCTGGTGTTGAGACTCCAAACTTTCCTCATTCACTGTTACATTAAACTTATTGTTATTGTAATTCATATTAGCAAGTCATCATTAACGTTCCTATGGAAGACTCAATCCACAGGACGTGTGTCAATCTTGCGTATGGCGAATACTCCCCTAAATAGGGGTACTTTACGAGGAAAGTGCCTCTCTCTGCAAGCCTATGCTCAATCCTATGATTGACTAGTTGGATGAGCATGGTCATCCAATACAGAGAGCCCCCTTTTGGTGTTAATAGACGTGGTAGGATACGCCCAGAGGGATGCATTTAACGTCTGCCCACGACGTAGTCGTCTAATCATACTTTTGCTTCCATTTCTGTAACTTGTCATCATACGTTTCATGAATACCAGTACAACCATGGATAATATCAGCACGATTAGCGACTTCCTTCATCTGCTCACGCCTATGCTCATAGGTATCCCTTCCATGGGAAAACCATTCTCGTAAACCACCATCAATGTTCTGCATGGCTTGTTGTTCGCGAGTCAGAGCCTTGGATTTCAGGACAGCATGGAGACTCTTGAAGATTGAATCTTCAGCCAAAGCCCCCATAATCATTCCTGTATCCTCGCTATATACATTAGCGCGTTTGAGCAAATCTGCCTCATCATCCGTCATATACGGAGTGGGTTCAGATTCTTTATCAGGCATAGTGAACTTCATGTCACGATCCGCCAAGAATTGTGCCACAGCTATGTGGTTAAACTCTGGAAAGTCTTCGTGAACTGAGCTCTTTGCATCATCACCGTACGTGATCAGTGAACACACGTCCCTAAATCTAGGTACATTTGCACGATCCTTTGTAATGTGATAATATGCACACCTGAAAAGAAGAGCATTCACAATGGAATTGATATATACAGTAAGGTTCTGACCCGACGGGTTGGAGCCATAGTGCTGAATCAAATCTCCATTGTACGCCATTAATGGATAACAAATGTCAGTGGCAATACCTTCCATGATAATCAAATCACGGTCCTGGTAGCCACATTCCTTTGCAATATCCATCATAATGCGGAATGCAACGAACATCACTTGTGCTGGCATGCGAAGGTCATATTTGCTGTAATCTCCAGCAAGAATACGATCCTTCCCAAAGCGCATGATGTGTTTAGCTAACTGGTCCCATTCGGGTCCTTGAGCATTCACACCAACAGCACACTCAGATGAAAGAGGCAGCATGGACAATACTCGAGCTACAGGGAGATAATACTTTCGCACTAACAATTGCAGTGCTAATGGTGCTCCTTGAAAAACTCTGACCTTGTCCTTGGTCTTCTTTGTGGGTTCATCCTTTAAACATGCCTTGAAAATAGGATAAGCTCTTTCTCCATTTAGATAGAGCTCTTCCATCTCATAGGCATGATCCCAAAACCGCTGATCCAATACAGCGGGACACTGATGGGTAGGATGATCAACCGGGTCCAATAATGTAAGGTAATTAGATTTTGGACCAGATAACGGAAACCCAACGGAAGTATTTGGTGGCATTTTATCGATGAATCTTAATCCATCAATGCCACAAACTGTTTCCATTTCCGTTAACGGCCTGACTCCCTCCTTTAAACTAGGGAAATCATTCAGTGTCTCAAGGAAGCCTTGAAGATAATCGTCTGCTGCAAGCTCTAGCAGTGAACCTTCAATACCACATGATGGTTTCGCAGAATGCTGCAGCGAACGTTGCCAAGGCCATCCTTTACGGAATTTGGGGCCGCCCCATTTTTGGGGCACCCCACACACGTCCTCCACGTGCTTGGATATGACAGTAGTAGTAACATCGGAGTAATATGATGCGCGTCCTGTAACTTGCCCATAGTACTTACAATTAGTACCTTCGGGCAAGAAATTAATAGGACTCTTTGGATGTACATCAGCGCTCTCGAAGAATTGTATGTCGTAAAGTTCTTTTGGCATAGTACCAGAACTCTTAGACAAAACAACTCCAGGAACCTGACGTAATGTCGCAAAGGCGCTATCAAATTCACTCTTCAGCATTAAACCACTGCAACCCCGCGTCTCTCCGTTTTTACCTCCCAAGTGGAAACCACCAATTAGTGGTCCACGTGTTTCGGTAATCAATGGTGCAATACATAAACCCTCAAAGGTTTCAAACCTCAGGTCATACTTTGCACCAAAGAATTCGGCGGCGAGTGTCACTACTTCACCAACATCCATCATCAATTTGGAACCAACACAGGTCCCATCTTGCTTCTTGTATGTTAAGCGAGCAGGTACATTCGCGAAACGCTGGAGCGGTAAATATGCTGTCAAATCCTTCCAATCCCCTCCATTGGGAACCCAAACCACAGATAAATCCGTATTGGGAATGTCAATACTATACTTACGATACAGGTAACACTCGAAATTTCCCCCTATCATTGTAGGATCGTGACGAGTGAATTTAGCCTTAATATCGTCAGCTTTCCACATATGACGTGGAACTATAGCGACATTCGACTTCGGGAAAAATGCGTCACATTCAAAGTTACGTATTTTCCCGTTATCCGTCAAAGTAATAGCCATGTGACAGAGATTATCTTGAACCATCTTCTCCAAACGATCTGGAGTAGTTGTCTTAGATTTCTCCGAACACGGCATTTCACTTACTTTAACGCCAGCCCATGGATTCACCTCTGAATCTCGCTCTACGATTTCCTTTTCAGATTTCGGAGCAAGATTACCTTGTGGTACCGGTGTAACTCTTAAAGCTTTATAAACTTGTGCTATAGCATATAATCCTGCTACAACGACACAAGTGCCTGTAATCCATTGAATGTGTCTATCACGATACATCCTAAAGACTTTAGGCATAGCTTTATTATCCGCTGATACCTCTTCATACATTCGTTCTTTCTCAAATCCAACTACTCCTGCAATTCCCATAGCCGGGAAGGAGAGGAGATAGATGCACCAGGGATGAACGAATAATGTAAAGAGTATACAGAAACCGGCAAGCACAATATGGTTCAAATAAGCTTGACGAATACGTTCATGTAGTTCATACCTTCGTGTGAACCACACAACGTTCTTCATCCAGTCTTGTTCAAGCCATTCCTTGGGAACCCAATTTGTCCAGACTACCCAACGCGAATTCTCGAGCCAATCGAGACGTTGCAACACCATTTCAATGGTTTGCTCCTCCACTGCGTTGGTCCAGTATGATAGACGCGGCTGCCACCACCGTTCCATTTTACGATAACGGGGCAATAAGGCAGCTACGAACCTTTCTCCAATCTGATTATTGAGCACTTCCGACTCTTCCTCCTTATGGTGGGCTTCGCAGCGTGTACAGAATCCTGTAACACACCGCTCATCCACCTTGGAAAGATAATGGTAGGGCTCTTTTGCACAAGTGCACACATCAGGAGTAGGAAACTTACATACCGGGCAGATCAATAACTGTTTAGCAAGATTATTATTCTTAGCTACCAACTCTTGTTGGCTAGCATAGAATTTCTTCGAATCTTGTCCTATCCAGCGTATTAAATCTGGTAGTCCTATATCCTTGAGAGGTCTTCCATGAAACTCAACGACCTCCCATCCAACTGATGCTGCTTTACCTTTCACCCTATGTGGAATAGGGAATGACTTTTCCACAGTAATATTCCAAAAATCTGGAATTAAGGGTGATCCTCCAGGAAAAGCAGCACGAACCTTCTCTTCATTCAACATATCGTGTACCGCATATTCTGGCTTAACTTTACAAGTCAGAGTAATGCGATCACGACGAGTGATAGAAGCAGGTTCATTGGAATAGACGGTAGCGCACGTGTCCTTCACATTTTTAGTCGCAATAACCACCTTAGGTTCTAGCGATATCTTACCTTTCAATTCAGCCTCGGCCATGTTTGCATACATGCGAACATTGTTGACCAACTGAATCATAAGGGATGTGGGGGCACGCTCAACAAAATCAGCTTTTGTATTGCCGATATCGTCAATAAAAACACCGTTTGTGTGCGATCGAACATTGGACATGAACTTATCCGCTTCATTCAACGTTACTACTCTGTCATCTGACGCATCTAGGTCATTATGTAACAGAGTAGTAATCATCAAAATGTTAGCGATGGTTGACTTACCAACCGCAGTTCCACCATATATTCCAATCGAATACGGTGCTTCGCGCAATCCGCCTTGTACACGAGTTTGGCGAAATGTTGCTTGCCATTGTCGTAGAACATCAACCTTTCGGCTGAGAATGTTCTTTTCGACAATACCTTTACAGGTAGACTTCAACATTTGTGCCTTCTCAATGCACTGCGCTAATAGAGCTTCATAATCATTTTCTGACATCTTCTCATATTTCTCGAGATTACCACATTTGGCATACTCGTGACAACGTAGACACTTAGAAAAAGATTCTTCAAACTCTTCATTTTCCATATTACCATACAACAACGGCTTAAGTGAACCACGTTCAAAGCAAGCATATCCACCTTCGGTAAAATACACGACGGTTTCAAATGCTGCGTCAACGAGATCAATGGCCGTAGCATGTTTGGCAAAAGCGCCAATGGAAAATAATTTCATGCCTCCAATACGAAAATCAAGGTCAGCGGAATCACATAATCCTAAAGCTAAACATAAGCTTAAGACATGTGAAATCTTCTTAAATCCTTCATTGCGGATTACAAGAGACCAATTCTCTTGGAGGTCTTTTAATAACAAAAGCCATTTAGGCTTCTCTTTGTCAGATTTGACTCCGAATTCACCCACTTGTGAATCGAATTCTGCTTCCAAAAGTTCAGCAAGATAGTTAGCTACCAAATTGGCAACTGACTTATCATACTCTGTTTTTAGATACAGAAAAATCGTGGCAAGAAAAGCCGAAACAGTTACGCAATCCTTTAATGCAATAAAAAGAGCTCCCAAATTTTCGACACGGCTCAATAACCTGTCATCAATAGGGATACCCTTAATTTTTGCGAGTTTTGCAAAAACTGTGGCAATTGCTGCGGACCCAATCTGCGGAGTAAATCTCTCCTTTGGCATCCGTCTTTTCTTTCTCCTCCTACCCCGTCCACCACGGGATAGGCTCTTTGCATGTTCAATGACACGCGCATTCTTATTCCTAAGATACAAAGCACGGCGATCTTCCTTTGTAGGAATCTCGCCGACCTGAGCATCAAAAGGACAAGACTGTGCATGGAGCAAAAACTTTCTAAGAAGTTTATGTGCTCTATGAACACGAAAAAGCCTCCTAAGTGCTGTTACGGTCCCTCCCATGAGGCAACCGCACCAAATAACAATCATTGTCCAAACAACTGGTATACATACATCCAAGTTGTTGCCTCCTAATAGGCATAAATAGACAATCATCCAGCAAATCAGCAACCACGTAGGCGCTGACTCCTGGGCACAAAATGGGGCAAGCCTTTGGCATACTTGCATCTCCCGAACACAATTTCCGTGTTTACTAGCCTGATCAATAAATGTCATGCTGTGTTCAAGATAAAAGGAACATGGTTCCTTGATAGATCAATCGAAAGATTAATCACTTCGATTGAATATCATATAAAGTCTCATAAATCGTCTTACGGCAAAAGCCAGGGTTTCCTTGAATACCCCAAACATAGCGATAAAATTATTGACTAAAAATCAAGACAATGTCCTAGAATTTGTCTACAAAAAGTAGCAAAAGTGCCTTCTTTGGGTGCCAACCCTCAGAACACTTAATTCTTCGTGACTACCGGAACAGATAGTCCAAATCGAGTTATATTTGACCATTACGTCGGCCCATGCTAGTAGGGCATATCTCGAACCGCTTACTCTTAATGTAGACGCCTTTTCGGCGCAAAAGTAATTAATTCTAAGTCATGATAAATCAAGTCAGGATTATCAATCCACAACCGATTACCAGACAGGTCAGTCTTACCTGTATCAGATTGTGCTACATCACTGTAACATAAAATGTGAATCTAAAATCAAGTGCCGTCTTCCGCCGGTCTTATCAAGATCTAGACGCGCCCTATATTAAGGGTACACATCAATCTGATAAATGCATCATTAGATATTGAGGAGATATCTTCAACATTACCTATAAGTAGTTATTATTCTTCATCCGTCTGTCTTACGTCAGAAGTAATTATCCTCGTGACAGAGAAGGGTCCCACTTTCCCAGGGAACGGGTATGATAAAAATAAAATTGAAGTCAATATAGTTGCATGTGCAGGAGAAGAGAGCGTCGTAACGCTCCAATCCACTACAATACAAGTACACTGGGCGTAGTACAACGCCAAATACAACAATAACTCCACGTGCG